GGGCACTGGGACCCCCCTGGCGAGGTGCACGAGGCACCGGAGGTGCGCGAGGCACCGGTGTCGCTCGAGGCTGTGGCCGCTGAGGTTGCGGCCGACGGGAGCGCGCTGTTGCGCGACCGTTCTGCGCGGACGCCATGGGGTAGTCACAAAAGGCTCGACGGTGCAAGACGACGAACGGAGGGTGGCGAGAATTGATCTCGAACTCAAAGAAGAAGCCACTCTCTCTTCCAAGATGGCCACGGTGGGCCATCCAGTGGACCCCTCAGGGTCCAAGATCACCAGCGTTTCACCTGAACCCCCCCCTGTTGTGGAGAGGGCTCGGACAGAAGCTCCGTAGCCATTTCTGCAATATTTTCCAGCGTCGAAGCCGGCGGGGATGCGTCATCAGTTGGCCCCCGGGTCAATTGTTTGCGCACTTCGAACGCAAGAGTGAAAGGCTTGGTGATCTTGGTCCCTGCAGCGAAGACAGAGTCCAGTCGTCTCCGAGGGATGTGCTTCAGGGCAAAGACAGGACGCTCTCGTTCGAGCAGCTCCTGCACAGTATTGAGATCGCTGGCCACTCGTCGGCTAGCGGCTTGGTCCTGGAAGCACACCTCTCTCTCTCCTCGTATAGGCTCGAATGGGCTTCGAAGAACCGCGATACCAGTGCGGTCCTCTGTGGAAAGGGGATTGAGCGGCGCATGTTTCTTGACGATTGCAATCCGCTCGAGGCCGGTTGAGGGATACTCCCTGACTTCCTTCCCCTCGAAGTCCTTGTAAAGTTGATGGGATCGACCTGCTAGAAGTTGCTGAAAGGCCGTGAAATGAACGGCAGGTCGACAGACTTCCGGAATTCGAAGACCACATCCCCCGAGTTCCATGGGCGCACAAAGGTTGTAGCGTCCATTTCCAGTGTGGATAGCGATACGGCGACGCCAATGATGCTTGATCCTGTCAAAGGCTCGAGCGGGGTTGTTGCAGATATCCAAGATCCACTGTAACTTGGGGACAAGTGGTCGCTCCGCAGTCTCAGATCGTAGGGGAACCTTCTCTGGGCCCGCTGCCTCTTGGAGGAGTAGGCCACAGTTCAGGAAGGGAAGTTTGCAGAAAGTACTGCCCCCTTTGTGGATCCAAGACTCGGAG